TGAACTTCGAAACCCTCCCGAAACACATTTGTATGCTAAATGAGTTAGATAGATTTGATACTAATTACAAAGCCTATACTTTGGCCTGTTGGGAGGATGATATGGCGAATACTAGCTTTGAAAAGAGTAAAGGTATTCCTACTGATAATGCTATTCGCTATATTAATAATGCATCCGCGAAGGCTGTCAAAGCTGAAATAGAGGAAAAAGGAAAGATTTCCCTAGAACCTTTAGTTTATGCTGCGACAACTAATGTCCCTGAAAAATGGGCTTCTGCTTTTTCGAATGCACCGGAATCTGCATTGCGCAGATACCCTTTACATATCCATGGAAGGATTAGGCCTGATTGGATCAAACATGTAGATAATGTGCCTGATGGCGTTGAAGTTTCTAAACTCGACCATGAGGCGCTTGTTAAACTTGCTAATGATGGCGATTTCCATCCAGATGCTTGGATTTTTAATGTTTACGAGTTTCTTCCCGTAACAAAAGGAACTAAACTCAATAAGATCACCGAGCAATGTGAGTGTATTAAAGTTGTTAAGACTTTCGATAATCCACAGACTGGAAAAAATGTCTTGTGAAGGAATTGGTCTTCATGATCTTTTTGATCTAATGGAAGCTGAAATTAAGATACACCTTAAGGTTCAGAATAGTGTAGTGAAGGCTAATGAGGGTCTTTATAAGGAGAAGTTGTGTCCTCATGGACGTTATCCTGCTTGTTGTAAAGAGTGTGCCAAACAGCGTGCTCACGATTTGATGTGGGATGATAGTATTGAGGAGGACCCGGAACTAGTGGAAAACTCTTGGACTGAAAGAGAGGAATAACTCTCTGATGCTGAAGAGGAATTTTACACTAGTTATGAGAAGGTTAAAATGATTCGGAAGAATCCCTTCTTTCTCGCTCTTACTATTATTCCTGAAAGTGTTGCCACAAATCCTTTCATTGTGTGGCTTCACCACATTACTAAGAATGCTGAAATAATAGAGCAATCCATTTATGGATATGCTGCTATTTATGCAATCATATGGATGTGTTTTTTGTTCTTTAATACTGGGATATGGTTTGTTTTTGCAATTCATGTTCTTTTTGCCATTCTGATTGGTTGTGTAGTTAAGGCTTCCTATGTGGGAGCTTACAAAACTATATGCGAAGATAGACTTATAATGAGGCAATTTGTAAAGAACACCCAGCAATTGGGCACAGCTTGGAGTAGATATATTACTCTCGGGTGTGCTGGATTGTTGGGATTCTTCTCTATTGTAAAACTTTGGAAGGTTTTCCGTAAAGAGAATCCAGTCATGGATAATGCTGGTATGGTAAATGATAACAGTACTCCTAATGAGTGGTTGACTCGTAAGAATGTACCACTGTCAGATTACCTACCAGTGAATTCTCAGTTTAAGAATTTGAAGAATGCTGTTTCCAAATATCAAGTTATTGTTAAGTACCTTCATGATGAAGTTACTTTTTCCAATGGTTTGATTGTAGATTCGGGTGAGTTATTGATTCCAAGACATGAAGCTCTTAGATTGGATAATACTGCGTTAGAAATTTTAAATGCCAATCCCGGTACTACGAATGGAACTTGTCATGTCACTCCACCCCTTTCTAAGGAAGATTGGGTTACTGTGGGAGAGGATGGCACTTCAGATGTAGCTCTTGTAGCTGTTGCTTCTTTAGGGAAGAGACACAATTTAAAAGAGTTCTTTTCTGAGAATTATGAGATGGCCGATAATATATTGTTAACTGGTGTGTATAGGTCTCCTAATGATTTTAAAATCAAGGAGGAGAATATAGCACCTAATAGGTTTGGTCCTTGCAAAACTAAAGGAGGACAAACTTATTTTAAGTATGGGACTTACTATAGTAATCCTGAACCTTCCTTCCGAGGAAAGTGTATGGCTAGTAATTTATATGTCCATGCTTCGCGGTCTTTTATCCACAGCTTTCATTTAGCTGGAGAAAATACCGTAGGAGGAGTACAGTGTGCTCAGATAGTTACCAAGGGAGCCCTTGAGAAAGCTTCTGAAATTTTGCATGCTAATTCCTCTCACCCACGTATTGTGCGTGTCGCTCCTATTAAGGTTAAGCAATATGGGGTGGATTTTACTCCCGTACCTAAACCTGAGGTAGAGAGAGATGAAAATGGAAATTTAAATCTCCCCAAGAGCACTGCTGCTAAATGTCACTTGACAAATTTGGATCATCAAAAAGGTCAATGCCAGGCAGCATATATTGGAACTTTACCGCAAGGGTATACTGCACCGAAATCTTCTGTCATAGATTCGCCTATGAAGAAGGAGGTTTTGGAGGTGTGTGGAATTGAGGATCAGTATGGTCCTCCTCCCAATTGCCGCAGAAATGAAAACGGCAAGCGGGTTATTCCTGAATGGGAACCGTATCGCAAGTATTTGGAAGGCGTAGGTAATGCCACCCAAGAATTTCCTACTAAGATTTTAAACAGAGCAATCGATTCATATCATACTGCTGTTGACAATCTTATGAAGGATGATGAAGTACGTGAGTACGCATCCCACATTAAACCTCTTAATGAGGTTGAAGTGGTTTCTGGGCAGGATGGTGTTAAATTTGTTGACGCTATGAAACCAGGTACTTCGACTGGTTGGCCCCTTAATACACCCAAGAAGAACTATTTGCGTGATCTTCTTCAAGAAGATTATCCTGAGCATATGTGTCCTCGTACTCTCGAGAAACAATTCTTTGATTCTGCCGAAGAGAATAAGAGTATGCACGCTAAGGGATTTACAGCAAATTGGATTTTCAAGAACTGTACTAAGGATGAACCAACCAAATTGGATAAGATGAAAGCTCGGGTATTTCAAGCTGCGCCATTAGATGCGCAGATTGAAATCCGCGAGCTTTTCTTGCCTGTAGCGGCATTTATGTCGCGTTACCCTCTTGAATTCGAATGTGCTGTCGGTATTAACTCACAGGGTCCCCAGTGGGACAAGTTAATGAAGCACGTCTCTAAATTCGGGAAAGAACGAATGGTAGCTGGAGACTTTAAGGCGTATGATCAGCATATGTCTGGCCGTATGATTCTGATTGCTCTTAATCTTATGGCCGATATTGCTGAGAAGTATATGGATTATACCCTAGATGATATTAAGCTTATGCGTAATATGTCATCTGATATCGCCTTTCCTTTGGTTTCTATTAATGGAGATTTGACCCAACTTTTTGGTTCTAACCCTTCTGGGCAGAATCTGACTGTTTATGTTAATTCTATCGTTAATTCTTTATACCAAAGATGTGTCTTTTACACTATATATCCAGAGTGTAAAGTGGATTTTCAAGACGTAGTTGCTCTCTCCACTTATGGTGATGATAACGTTATGTCTTCCCACTCAGATTACCCAGAGTATAACCATACACGCATGATGGAAGTGTATGCTGACCGTGATATTGTTTTTACCATGGCTCAGAAGGACTCTGATTCTGTACCTTTTATTGGTATGGATAAGCTTGAATATCTCAAGCGTTGGTCTCGTTTTGATGCTGAACTTCAATCTCCTCTTGATGAGGAGCCTGGTATGTTCATTGCTATGCTGGACGAGGATTCCATCTTTAAGTCTTTGACATGTAATCTCAAGTCTAAGACTGAATCCCAAGAAAGTGTTGCTTGTCAGTGCATTGATACTGCACTGCGCGAGTGGTTTTTTCATGGTCCC